CTCTTCCGATCTGGGAGAAGAAGGGCCCAGTTTCTTTGTAGAGACAGCACCCAGACATTCACCATATTTATAACTTTCACATAATTTTGAATTTATGCTACATATGCCTTATATTAAGCGTTAGGAGCATATATAAAACAAAATTGGCAACACAAAAAGAGCTAGCAGAGCACCTTGATCTTTCTCCACAGTCTGTAACTGATTTGGTAAGGAAAGGCGTGTTTTTAATAAACAAAGGAAGGTCTCCAGTCAACATAGATGCTTGTAGAATTGCCTATATAAACTTTTTAAGAAAGGCTGCCAGATATACAAAAAAAGATGGTTCTGGAGATATTAATGAAGAGAAAACAAAACTAACTGCTGCACAAGCTAGAAAGGCTGAATTAGAAGTAGAGATTATGGAAGGAAAGTTAGTGCCCATTCAAGAGGTTGAAGAATTTTTGATTGAAAGATTTTCCAACGCTAGAGCCAAGTGGCTTGGAGTACCATCAAAAATTGCACACAAGGTAATAACTGTTGATACTTTTGCTGAAGCAGAGCGAGAAATAAAAGAAGGAATATATGAAGGTTTAAATGAGCTAGCTAATGATGGAATACCTGAAAAATATAGAACGAGTGATAGAGAATACCAATCAAGTTTGGACTCCACCACCGAAGTTAAAAATTAGCGATTGGGCTGATCGTTACAGACGTTTATCCCCTGAATCATCAGCAGAAGCAGGTGTTTGGCGTACAGATCGGGCACCATACCAAAGAGAAATCATGGATTCTTTCAATGATCCTAATATACAAAGAATAATTTTTATGAAATCTGCTCAGGTTGGAGCTACCGAGATTCTTCTGAATGTTATTGGTTATTACATAGACCAAGACCCAGCACCCATGCTTGTTATGCAACCAACATTACAAATGGGTCAAGCCTTCTCCAAAGATAGACTTGCTACAATGATTAGAGACTCTGAAAAAATAAGGAATTGTGTAAAAGACCCAAGAAGCAGAGATAGTGGTAATACAGTATTATCCAAGAAATTTGCTGGTGGTAATTTGACTATAACAGGCAGTAACAGTGCAAGCTCTCTGGCTTCACGTCCCATAAGATGTGTTTTAGCGGATGAGGTTGATAGATACGAGGCATCTGCTGGTTCTGAAGGAGACCCAATATCACTTGCAACAAAAAGAACAACAACCTTTTGGAATAAAAAGATATATATGTGTTCTACTCCTACAATTAAAGGTATTTCACGAATTGAAACAGCCTTTGAAGAATCAGATAAGCGTTACTATCATGTTCCATGCCCAGAATGTAATCATAAACAGGTTTTAAAATGGAAAAATGTAATATGGGAAGAAAATAAACCAGAAACTGCTTCTTACGCCTGTGATGAGTGCGGATCAATGATAGATGAGTCGAAAAAACAGTGGATGTTAAAACATGGTGAGTGGATCGCAACAGCCAAAAAATCAAATACAGCAGGATTTCACATATCTGAACTTTATTCTGTTTGGTCTACATGGGCTGAAATGGCTATAGCCTTTCTTGAAGCTAAAAAACAACCAGAAATGTTAAAAACTTGGATTAACACCGCTTTGGGAGAATCATGGGAAGAACAAGGCGATGCTGTTGAATATGAAAGCTTGCTAGAAAGAAGATTAAATTATGATTACACCACGATTCCAGAAGATGTGCTGATCCTAACTGCTGGTGTTGATACTCAAAAAGACCGATTGGAGTTGCAATTAGTTGGCTGGGGTAAAAACTATGAAGCTTGGGTATGTGATTTTAAGATTTTCTGGGGTGATCCAAACGCTATGAATGTTTGGTCTGATCTTGATTCTTATTTAAAGAAAAGATTCAAAACTGAGTCAGAAAGATTAATACCTATATCATGTTGCACTATTGATTCAGGCGGACATCATACTAATATGGTTTATCACTTTACCAAACCGAGACAAGCAAGAAGAATATTTGCTATCAAGGGTTTATCTCAAACTGGTAAACCAATAGCAAATAGACCAACTTTTGTGGGCAAAAATAAAGCGGTTTTATATGGTGTAGGAGTAGACACAGCAAAAGAAGCGATTTTATCAAGATTGACGGCAGATTTTGAGTCAACCACTTTGCATTTTTGCTCAGACCTTGATGAAGAGTACTTTAAACAGCTTACAGCAGAAAAAAGAGTAACAAAATTTGTTAAGGGCAGAAAAACAATGGTATGGAAACAAATTAGACCAAGAAATGAAGCATTAGATACTTTGGTTTATAATTTTGCAGCAATCTACATTCTAAACCCTAATTTTGATGTTATCGAAGAGAAAATATTAACCCAACAAGAAAGCCCTAAAGAAAAACCACAAAATAAGCCACAAAAAGGCATAAATAGAAAGAATTTTGCTACTTCTTGGAAATAACATAAATTAAAGCGAATATATTGACATTATCATAAAAAACCTTAGTGTTATGTTTAGATATATCTAAAACATTTATGAGGTTTTTGCTTGAGCAACGCTTTTGATTCAACAAATTATCCAAGCCAAGTTCCAGTTGAGTTACAACTAGGAGATTTCTGGGCTTGGAAAAGAGAGGACTTATCCACAGATTATCCAGTGGCTGCTTACTCTCTATCTTATGAATTCAATTTAATTGATGGTGCTACAGTTGCAAACTTTACTTTAACTGCGACTGAATCTGGCGATAACTACATTATCGAAGAATCAAGCACAGCTTCTTACACAAAAGGAAACTATAACTGGGTTTCATACATAACCAGAACATCTGATTCTGCAAGAGTAAAATTAGAAGAAGGTTTTGTTGAGATTCAAGATAATTATGCAACTACTTCTGCTTCAGTCAGAAGTCATGCAAAGATTGTTTTAGATGCAATTGAAGCAGTCATAGAAAATAGAGCCACAATGGATCAAAGTTCTATGTCTATTGCTGGAAGGTCTTTATCAAGACTTTCAATAGATGAGTTAATGACTTTTAGAGATAGATACAAGGCTGAATATCTAAAAGAAGTCAAACAATTAAGAATCAAAAACAATAGAGGTTCAGGAAATACGATTAAGGTTAATTTTGGTCGTACCACTGGCTCAACACCTAAGAGCGACATAACATAATGGCTTGGTATAACAGAATCCTTGGTGGCGATACACCAAAACAGAAAAAACGAAAGGCTTACAGAAGAAGTTATACTGGTGCTAACACTGGCAGGTTGTTTGCAGATTTTGTAACCACATCTACAAGTGCCGATGCTGAAATAAAAGATAACATACGAATCCTAAGAGATAGGGCAAGAGAGTTAGCTAGGAACGATAGCTACATTGCTAGATACCTTAATTTAATGGTATCTAATGTTATCGGCAAGCATGGCATAAGAGTTTCCAGCAAAGGTCGAGATGACAATGGCTCATTAGACATTGCTGGAAACCAGCTCATTGAATCCGCTTGGAAACAATGGTGTCAAGTTGGCAATTGTACAACCAATGGCAGATTATCATTTTTAGATTGTCAAAAAATATTCATAGAATCACTAGCAAGAGATGGTGAGGTTTTAATTAGAAAAATAAAAGCTCCAAACTCTCCCTTTGGTTTCCAACTACAGTTTTTAGAAGCAGATCATTTAGATGAAAATAAAAATGATGTTTACAAACAAACTGGTAATAAAATTAAAATGGGTGTTGAAGTAGATCAGTATGATAAGCCAGTTGCATATCATTTATACAAAGATCATCCATACAACAGAAACTATCTAAGCCAAAATCAACACATAAGAGTTCCTGCTGATGAGATCATTCATGCTTATATGCCACAAAGAGCAGAGCAGACCAGAGGTGTTTCTTTGGTTGCAACCGCTATGGCAAACGTCAAGATGCTAAATGGCTACCTTGAAGCAGAGATAGTTGCAGCAAGAGTCGGTGCATCTAAAATGGGCTTCTTCACTTCACCAGATGGCGATGGTTACGTTGGTGATGGGGAATATGAAGATACCTTCAACCCAACAATGAACGCTCAAGCAGGAGTCTTTGAGCAGCTTCCAGCAGGTATGGACTTTAAAGCATTTGATCCCAGCCACCCAACATCTGCATTTGATTCTTTTACTACAAGCGTATTGAGAAGCATTGCATCAGGTTTAAATATTTCTTATCACTCACTATCTAACGATTTAACTTCTGTTAATTATTCTTCTATTAGGCAAGGTGCTTTAGAAGATAGAAGTATGTATCAGATATATCAACAATTTGTAATTGAGCATTTTGTAAACCCAATATTTAAGTCTTGGTTAGAAATGGCTATTTCTGCTGGATATATCAATTTGCCAATTGGTAAGTTTGATAAATTTGCTAATTCAATTAATTACATACCAAGAAGTTTTGCTTGGATTGATCCTTTGAAAGAGATGCAAGCTAATGTTATTGGTTTACAAAATGGAACACTTACATATGCTGACATTAGCAGTTCATATGGAAGAGACACAGAAGAATTGTTTGAACAACATCAAAAAGAGATTGAGTTAGCAAAACAATATGATATTGAATTAGCTTATCAACCATTTGGTCAGAAGTTACCAGTGGAAGCTAAGATACAGGGTAGTGAGGAAGAAGATGGCTAGACCAAATTCAGGCATGAAATCAGAAGCCAAAAAAGGCTTAGACTGGCGTGAAGAGTTTGGCAGAGGTGGGACTAGAGTTGGTGCTACAAGGGCAAGACAAATAGTTGCTGGTGAAAATTTATCAGATGAAACCATCAAAAGAATGTACAGCTTCTTCTCAAGACATGAAGTTGATAAACAAGCTGAAGGCTTTAGTGCTGGCGAAGAGGGCTATCCCTCTAATGGCAGAATTGCATGGGCTCTATGGGGTGGCGATGCAGGCTTTAGCTGGTCAAAAAGATTGGTGGCACAAATGAAAAAAAATGAAGATAGGGCAGCACCAGATGCATTAAGCACAGGTGATTTTGTAAGTTGGAACAGCTCTGGTGGCAGGGCTAAAGGAAAGATTATAAAGATTGTAAGAGACGGAAGTATAAATGTTCCTAATAGTGATTTTACAATCACAGGAACTCCAGACGATCCTGCTGCATTGATACAAATTTATAGAAGTGGTGAGCCTACTGACACTAAAGTCGGTCATAAGTTCAGCACATTAACTAAGATTAATCCCATAAGGGATTTAAACGATTTCAATTCAAATGAATTGGAAGTACATCCAGTAGAAAATACTGAGGAGAAAACTATGTTAAAAGAAGATAGACATATCCTCAGCGTTTCTGAAACTGATAACTCTGTTATCGTTGAG